TAGTAAAATAATACTTGACAAAATCTCAGAAGTATGGTATAATAGTTGTACTAAGGAGAAAAAACTGCTTCGTAATACTCCTAAGTAAAGAAGATATAGAATACACTACTATATAAAACTACTTAGTATAACTTCTAAGTTTAACTTAGAAGAAAACTTAGGAGTTATAAGTTATAATTAAATGTTAGTCTCTACTTACGTAGGAAAAGGCTTAGAAGTGGACTTAGAAGATAAAGAAAACAATTCAGTTGTTGTGTCTATCCCTCGTAGGGGTCGTCCACCTAAGGCTGTCGTAGAAGCGAAGAAGAAGGGTAACCGAGGAAAAGTTGGTAGACCCTTAGGAGATACAGGCAGGATAGCTGAATTTAAAGCTAGACTCCTCAGCACAACAGGAACAAAGGTAATCGATACTGTCTTAAGGAAAGCCTTAGACGATAACGATAAAGACCAGGTAGCATGTCTGAAGATGTGCATGGACAGACTTCTACCTGTCTCCCTATTCGAGAAAGATGCTAAGGGTCAGCGGAATGCTGTAACCATTAACATCACTGGTTTAGGTGAGACTAAGGTAGAGGCTGTTGAGACAATCGACATGGAAGCAGAAGATGAATCTTAACTTCGAGCTTCTACCTTGGCAGAAACAAGTATTCAGTGACCCTACTCGATTCAAGGTGATTGTAGCAGGGCGACGCTGTGGTAAGAGTAGACTCTCAGCAGTATCCCTCTTGGTAGAGGGTCTGAGGTGTCCTCCAGGCTCAGCAGTGATGTATGTAGCTCCTACGCAAGGGCAAGCAAGACAGATTATCTGGGACTTGCTCATGGACTTAGGTAGGGATGTAATCAGTGGTAGTCATGTCAATAACATGGACATCACACTCATCAATGGTGCGAAGATTTATGTCCGTGGTTCTGATCGTCCTGATACCTTACGTGGTGTTAGCCTTACTTTTCTTGTCCTCGACGAAGTAGCGGATATCAAAAGTGAGACATGGGAGAAGGTACTGCGTGCTGCCTTATCAGATAAGAAAGGAAAAGCACTTTTCATCGGAACACCTAAGGGCAGAAATTGGTTTTACGAGATGTACAATCTCGGAATCTCGGAAGAGGATGAGGAGTGGAAGAGCTGGCATTTTACTACCAAAGATAACCCGCTTATCGATCCGAAGGAAATTGAAGGAGCTAAAAAGACACTCTCTTCTTTTGCGTTTAAGCAGGAATACGAAGCAAGCTTCGATAATGCTGGAACAGATTTATTTAAAGAAGAGTGGATTCAATACGGAGAAGAACCGAGCAACGGAGTCTACCATATTGCAATCGACTTAGCAGGGTTTAAGAATGAGAACTACTCCTCTGCGAGAGCGAAGAAGCTAGACGAATCAGCAATCGCTGTGGTGAAAGTAACAGATGATGGTGTCTGGTTTATAAAAAAAATAGAACATGGGCGGTGGGATGTTAAAGAAGCTGCAGCAAAGATTCTTAAGAACATTCGAGACTTTGAACCAGTGGGTGTGGGGATTGAGCGAGGGACAGTGCGTAACGCTGTACTACCCTATCTTAGCGATCTGATGCGTTCTAACAACGTCTACGCTCATATACAAGACTTGACGCAGGGCGGTAAGCAAAAGACTGAACGGATTGTCTGGGCATTACAGGGACGATTCGAGCATGGTAAAGTAGTACTGAATGAGGACGAGGACTGGACACAATTCATCGACCAGAGCCTAATGTTCCCTACTCCACAGGTGCATGACGACTTAGTGGATGCTTTAAGTTATGTCGACCAATTGGCTGTAACGTCGTACTTCACAGACCATGAGGAAGATGAATATGAACCGAGTGACTTTATAACAGGATATTAGATGAGTATAGTTGGAAGCTTATTTAGGACAGTTGCTCCTGCGTTAGTGGATAACCTAGAAGCACAAGGTTTGTTTAGAAGCTCTACTCGTATTGCTCCTAGCCTTGTACCAGAGATGTTCATTGGTAGGGAAGGAATTACGAATCTAGGCGAAGCAGGTGTGATGGATGCTCCTGCTGCGTTAAAGACATTAGAAGATGCCCAGCGTGATTGGTTTAAGTTACCTGCTGAGCAGTGGAATGAAACTTATGCTCGTCAGGGTATAGCGTTTGACCCAGTAGCTAACAAATCCATGATGGAGATCAGCGATAAGAATGTATCCCTCCAGCGTGGAGTAGATCTCAACAAGATCCCAGAGAACGAAGTACTAACCTTCGACGAAGTATTCAAAGCGGATACGCTAAAGAAAGCTTATCCAGATATCAACGAACTAACCGTTTCTTTTATTGACGATGCTACTTCTTCTCGCTTAGCAGCTTTTGCTCCTGAGCAGAACATGATTCTATTCAATCGTCAACATCCTGATTGGAAGAACTCCGACGCTCCAGTAAAGACTGCACTACACGAAGTACAACACTATGTGCAAGGTAAAGAACTATTCACAATGGGTGAAAGTTTTGCTAAGACTCTAAACGAAAATCAGCTTTACAAAGATTCTTCTCAGGCTCTATCCCAAGTTATCGCTCAGTCCGTACCAGAGTCCTTACAGTTTGCTAAGAAGTACAAAGGCATTGGATTTGATAAAGATACGGTGATTGATGCAGTAGCTGGCTTATCAGCAAAAGATGGTATCTCAGCTCGTGCTAGTTTAGCTAAGGCATTTGGAAGTAAAGAGATGGCTGATAAGTTTATCATGAACTTAGATCCAAACCAATACCCAGCTCTTCGTGCTGCAGTAGAAGCAAAGAACATAAGCACTCAAGCTTATCAACAATCAGTGGCTGACTATATGAAGGTAGCTGGAGAAGTATTTGCTCGTCAGACAGAACAACGTCGTGGTATGAATGTAGCAGAACGTATTCAGAACCCTGCTATGATGGCTATCGAGACTGACCCAGCAAATCGAGCAGCAGGTATAACCATCGACAACATGACTGCTCCTCGTGCAGCAGATCCATTTCAGATGCAAGTTCCACAATCAACTATTCCAGGGATTTAAAACATGGCAGAATTTAAAGAAGATCCAGTTACTGAATCTGATAAAGAATTAGTATCTTTCATCGTCGACCATACGACTCGATGGAGAGATCATCGGGATGTTAATTATTTAGATAAATGGGAAGAGTATGAAAGACTATGGCGAGGAATCTGGGATGGGGCTGACAAGACACGTGAGTCCGAGAGATCTCGTATTATTACTCCAGCGTTGCAACAAGCGATCGAGGGAAAACAAGCTGAGATCTCTGAAGCTGTTTTTGGTCGGGGTGAATTCTTCGATATTGCGGATGATCGACAAGATCAAGACAAGACTGACATTCCGTTAGTACGTCAACAGATGCATGAAGACTTTAAGTTTACTAAAGTCAAGAAAGCAATTGATGATATCATTCTCTTAGCAGAGCTCTATGGCACTGGTATCGGAGAGATTACCATCGAAGAGAAGACTGTAATGTCTCCTTCAACCCAGCCTATCCCAGGCACTAACATGGCAGCGATTGGTGTATCCGAGCAGAAGAAGTTCATGGTACACCTTAACCCAATCAATCCTCGTAACTTCCTCATTGACCCTAACGCTCGTGATGTTGAGTCTTCACTTGGTGTAGCGATTGAGGAGTACATGCCTTACTTCAAGATTGTTGAAGGAATGGTAGACGGTACATATCGTAAAGTAGGAATCACTCCTAGCTACAACGACATGGACTTAGAGCCTGTCCAAGAGATGTCTCCTAAGCAAGATGGTAAAGTACGAGTCATCCGTTGGTACGGTAAAGTTCCTCGTGAATACTTAGAGAACTTACAGAAAGAAGAAGGCGAAGAAATTGTAGACCTCTTCCCTGAGGGCTCAGAAGCTGAAGACTATCAAGACATGGTTGAAGCTTTGGTCGTTATCGCTGACGATCAGTGGCTCTTGAAAGCTGAAGAGAATCCTTACATGATGAAGGATCGTCCTATTGTCGCCTATCAAGCTGACTCGATGCCTGGTCGTTTCTGGGGTCGTGGCACTGCTGAGAAGGGTTACAACATGCAGAAAGCTATCGACACACAGATTCGTGCTCACTTAGATAGCCTTGCTTTAACCACTGCTCCGATGATGGCGATGGACGCTACTCGTCTACCTCGTGGTGCTAAGTACGATGTACGTCCTGGAAAGAACCTACTCGTCAATGGTAATCCCAACGAGATCATGATGCCATTCAAGTTCGGTCAAACTAGCCCTGAGAACTTCAATACCTCGAAAGAGTTCGAGCGTATGCTCCTCATGGCAACCGGTACACTCGATAGCCAAGGCGTCGTATCGCAGGCTTCCCGTGATGCCTCTGGCGCGGGGATGTCCATGGCGATGGCTGGAATTATTAAGAAGTATAAGCGTACTCTGACGAACTTCCAAGAAGATTTCATGGTTCCGCTAATCAAGAAAGCAGCCTTCCGCTATATGCAGTTTGACCCAGAGCGTTATCCTTCTGTGGACA